AGGACCAGTCCTAACATAACTTTCAAGACCTCTACATAGTAGGGGTCTTTTTTATTGCCTTGAAATATTTAACTCATCCTCTCACTGTCTGCAATCTAATCATAGTGGGGTCTTTTATTATGATTGAATCATTACATATTAATTTTCATAAGGGGTTGACAACCTGTGATGCAGTCGAGAAGATCGGCAACTAGGCATTTCTTTTTATTACGAGAGACCCCAAGGGGTCTCTTTTTTTATCTAAATAATGTTAGGATTTGGAGACAATAAGATGCAATGAAAATCTTATTTTATTATGTGCCCCACAATGGAGAGTCAAACCAATGAAAAATTTACTACCTTACAATCAATTAAATTCATGGCATCCGTATGACGCTACGACAATGGAAGACGAATACTATGAGTGTCTCATTGAGTGTAGTGATACTGCATCCACATGCAAAAGAATTTGTAAGGAAGTGTTAGAATAGTTTCCATCGATTCTAATAAATATCAGGGAGGGCAACCTCCCTTTTTTTGTGGTATAATTTTGTCATGGCATACTTAGTACATCCCCTACCACCCAGAAAAGTTTGGGTGAAGAAAGAATACCTTTATGATCTAGAGAAAGGTCATGGAGAGATCACACCTGGTTTATGGATATCAGTAAGAAGCATACAAGCAAAGGCATTATACTTTGAGACATTACTAACTGACTACGGTGCACTGTTTGATAAGTTACCACTCAGTGCATTCGTATGGAAAGAGGACTACGACAGAGACAATCAACTACCATTAGATGTCTTAGAATTGTGGGATTGTTTTGACTATAATATTACAGTTGTAGAGAAACCTATCCTTGGTCGCTGCTCTTTCTTTGGTAAGGATAAGAAGATGCATCCTGGTGAGTATGAGTTTACTATTGACACAGCACATCCTGACTTCTCTGTATTAGATACAAACTTCTCAGAGCATGATCCAGAGCACAAGACATTCAATATCATTGCACTAGACAACGGACAGTTTGCTGCACAACCTAACAACAGATGTCAATTCTTTGACAACAGTCTGGTTGATAATGATAACTTAAAGAAACCTGACTTCAAAGTCTGCACACAAAACTATGCAGTAGAGACACTACCTAAATGGTGGTCAGTCGGACACACAGATGAGTGGGCATACAAGACTAAAGATGAGGAAATAAATAAAGATACCTAACTAGTTGTAATGACAGCGGATCCAAGGTGTTATGGTGGAAGTTACTCTCCGACCATCCCGCAACTACAATCTAATGCACTAGACGCTCAGAATCCTCGTAACATTACGAGGTATATTCCTAGTGACCCACGATCTAACGTGCAGTCTAGTGACCCTGTGCTTGGAGCAGATGGAAGGTGCTATGGTCCTTTCAGACAAGAGAGTCTTACACCTAACCCTTTAGATTCATCTAACCCTATACAGATAACGTTAGTAACACCACCTGCAGCAGAGTCTAGTGGTGCACCAACGTATCAGAATCCTGCAGACAACCCTGCTAATAGATGCTATGGTCCTATCCCACTACCCAACAGTGCAGACCGAGGCACATCTCCAGACTTACCTACACCTCCACCTGCACCTCCATCTAATGAGGACATAGATCCTAGAGCAGTGATTAGATCTTTGGTGGGAAGATGTTATCCACCAAGAGCAACAGATGATAGTGGTATTCGTCAACCCGATGTTGATATACCTACACCATCTATACCATCACTAACTGTAGACCCACCGATCGATATGATCTGTGACATGTTTCCATACCTACCCTTCTGTCCAGAGTGTGAGAAGTATGCTACAGATCCTAGGACATGCACAGAATTTCCATTAGGTCTACCTCCTATAGGTGGTGGTATATTTCCACCTACTCTAGGCACAGGTGATAAGAATTGTGATAAGTTATGGCAGTTTCAAAGAGATAATCTAGTCAATGATCTTGGCGATGGTAACTGGGAGAGGACTGATACTAAAGAAAGATTCTATTGTCCACCAGAGCAATCAAATAGTGGTTGGGCAGCATGTGTAGAGGATGCACTCGAGTGTCTCTTCAAACCATACGTTGATGGTGCATGGAAACCACCAAGTCAAGACTGTGTTACCTTCTACCCTAGAGGATATAATGGTAACGTTAAGTCATTCTGTATTGCTAACTGCTATCCTAAAAGAGTTGGTATCTATGAGTATGTAAAAGGGAAGGGTGCTATCCTTGCATTCAAACCATATGGAAGTGGTCTACACAATCTACTAGGTGTGACTACAAACTATGATGGCACATGGAATGGAAATAAGATTGAGAATCCTGGCGGTAACAGTATATGGAATACCACTTCTACTAAAACATATACAGCTACGATAGGTAGTGCTACTGTAACTCTTACAGTCGAGCCATTCTTAGATGGTGGTGAGTATGATAGTAACTGGTATGCGACATACACTGGCACCTTACCTGCTGTAGGTACAGAGGCATCAGCTACATTTACAGGTGACCTCGCTAGTTTCAACGTTTCACTCATGGTCATCGAGGGTAATGCTAATGGCACTAACCATGACTATGGCACATCATCCACAGCACCATCAGGATATACTCTGACATCGAGTCAACCTGTATTTTATTTGCATGAGAGAAAGAAAGATGATAGATCAGTCCCACTATACAAATACTATTCCTCTGCAACAGTAGATACATTTCTTACAACTAATCCAGGACAACCAGACGCTGAAGGTGAAGGTGAGAGAGCGACTATGAATGCCTCTCAACAGGGTTTCATTGAGATATTAGGATATGCATATGAAGATCCTGCTGCCATGGCACCTTATCTGACTAACGTAGAGAAGGGAATGCCATTGCACAGATACTTGGACAGAATCAAGACTCCTAACACAGTTGTATTCTCTGGTAATAATATCGTAGTAACAGGTGGCAGTGTTGACTTTACTATTGAGTGGTCATGGAAAGATACATACAACTCAGCAGGAGTTTGTCTTGACTCATTTACTATTGCTAATAGGACTTTCACTCGTAACAACAACTATACTGGTAGGCAGACTGAAAGATTTACTAACATAGGTGTAGGATCATATCCTATTTCATTCCAGAATTTAAACAGTAGAAACTCACCACTAGCAGATAGAATATACAATGGTGGTAAGTCTATCTGTCTATTGGATGACCTTCATGATGATTGTAATGGCACTATAAGAATATCTAATATCGCTAAGGCAAACTCAGGAATAACAGAAGATCATGATCACTACTACACTATCCGTAAGCAAACTGTATTAGAGCCACCTACTAAAGCTTCTAATAGGAATTACTATCTCATTCCTAATGATGTTAGCAATGTCATAGTAATGAATATTGATGTAGAGAAGGGTGGAGCAGGATATAGAAATACTTTGTTTGCATACATTGAGACAGATGGTGTGCCGAGGTGGGCTCAGCTCTTGGTCGTAGATGCAACCAATCAAACTGGTATGTCACAACATATCATACCTATCACTATCCTACAACAATACAAGGGAGGAAACTTAGGGTTTGCCCTTGTGTCTAATGGTGCTCAACTAAACTCATACAATGTAGGTGATACATTCACATCATTCTCTCAACTATCTGATGGATGGAGGATTACTGGTGTCTCATCAGCAGAATCTAACTACACACTCTTCTCTAATGATGCATTGAATCCTAGGGGATCTGTAAGTGATAGTAGAGACTACACAGTATGGAAGGGTGACCACTGGCAATGGTGGGAAGATCTGATTGGTGGTGACAGTGACTTTGATGACTGTAAATTCTGGCATGAAGTCATATGGGCAGGTGGATCAACAACATATGAAGGTATTCAATGTTATGTGTGGGAGAATGACTCACCTACACCTGTAACCAAACCTATGCTCACTAAGAATGACTGTGATCCTAGATTGTTTAAGACTTCATTCAAAGATGTCATGCTGATGAGAGCTGACTGTGGAGCTCTAGTTGTAGATGTGACAGGTAATAGTAGTGACGCAGGGTGTGGTAAATGTCTTGGTGAATATCTATTCCAAGTTAATAGGACACAGAAATCTACGATACTACACACTGGAAAGTTTTCTCTTCGTAGTATGGGTGGTATCACTCAAGGTCTATCGGGTGACTGTATTGTATTTGTATTACAACTATCAGTTAATGGATCTGCTGTTTGGGAAGGCAAGTTTAAAGCAGGTGACTGGCCAGAGATAGGAAAGAAACTACACACAGAAGAATTCTTTAGTGTTGTCAAGGATGATGTAGTTAAATTTAAAGTCACTGAGATCAAGCGTGGTCCTACTGTTGGTAACGTTACACCACGCATAGCAATACTTGATGAGGAGTCATATCTCTTCGAGAGCACCTTCGCTATGCGTCTACAAACGCAAGACGGAGACGCTAGGTCTATTCCATACCCTTCGACTGTAAATCCAGAAGCTGAGTCAGCTAAAGGAGTTGGTGGAGCAATCACTGGGTTTGACATGTGTTACATACACAACAACGAAGACAGACATAAGAATGCAGAGATTGAAGAAGCACAGAAGTGGTATAAAGTATGGGAGAATTCTGCTGCTGTTAATACTGATGCCACTTACAACAACACTACAAACTATACCAAGTATCAGACATGGACTAACCGTAAAGGATCAGTCATTCGTGGATGGGATGGCACAGATAGGAATTCATACATTGATACCTATGGTTTCCATGCCGATGACAAGTCACAACACTTTAACTTATTGCTCACCAGAATGTTATTCAAAGATGGTAAGACAGGTCCTCAGTATATTGATGGAGTCAACGCACCTAACGATGTGAAGAGACACATACAAACAGAGACACACTACGCTAGACTACAGAAGTATGCCTCTGATTCTTTTGCATGGTATGAATCTAAGATGAATGGGTTTGCAGAAGATGCTGACACACAGTGGATGGTTGATAACCTATACAATGGTATGCAACAGAATCCTGAGGTTAATACAAGACTTGAGCCAGGTTATTTCATACAGGACTACTGGTTGATACCAGAGGATGATGAAAACCAAGAAGACCATGGCATCGGTGCTAACACTGCTAAGATCCGTGTTGGTATAACATTCTGGGCAAAGAATGAGGGTTATGGCACAGGTAGTAGACGAACAACTAACTTCTATGCTACAATAGAATTATTGGAAGTCCTTGATTATGGTGACGGTTATGGAGAGGGTCAAGAGTTTGTATTCTACTGGCCACCAAAGTATACTGATCGCATCACTGATTATTCTACTGCCAATTCTGTATCACCTTACTCTCCGACGTTAGATCCACATAGATCAGTCTCTGGTAGTTACAATCCTGTAAGTAAAAACATACCTGCAGAAATTGCAATCAACTATGAGCCAGGTGGAAGAGGGTATAGAGATACTAAGAGACCTGTTTATGATGCATACTATCAAGAGTCACATAATAGGGAATCAATGTATTGGTTTATAGATAAGAAAGAATACAAGGATAGAGTGAAATTTAAAGTACGTATCAACGGAGTACAGTAATGAGTGGTTTTGGTGAGCAGCCAGGTCGTAAGAGACACAAGGACTGGGCAGATAAATCTCTACAAAAAACAACAAGAGAATTAAAAGTCCTTCGTGACGTCATTGAAAAGTATAAGGATGATCCAAAGGGTCGTGCTAAGATGCTTAAGAAGATGAAAAGGTATTGGAATAGTCCTATTCAGACTATCAGAGATCTGGATATGAAACCTAGTGGAAAGAATATAGTTGACGAATTGAGAGAAATACCTTATGATAAGATGGTGGAAGACTATCGAGAAGAAGTCGGTATAGATTCTCCCCATGACCCTGTTGATACTACAACAGACGAGGCAGAAAACATTAGAAATTATCTAGAAGGTAAATGAAGGTAGCTGTGATCGGTAGAGGTAGTGGTGGATTGATTTCCATCATGAATCTATTGACGTACGACATCCAAGTCGATTGTTATTATGATCCCGAAACTTCCCAACTCCCTGTCGGTGAGTCAACCACACCTCAATTTGCATCGCTGATTGAATGCACGTTAGGTTTAACCATTGATGATCTTATATCTCTTGGTCTTGCTTCACGCAAGAAAGGGATTGAGTTTGTTGGATGGGGTAAGTCTAAGCATTTCTATCATAGATTTATCTATCAAGATGCAATACATTTCTATACCAAAACTCTTAACCCATTTCTTCAAGAGAATCTTGAGAAATATAAAGGGGTAAAGTTTATTGGCAAACGTGTTACTGCATTGAATGCACTGCAGAATGAATACGATTTTGTTATTAACTGCTCGGGTGCTTTAAGCAATTATAGAAAAGAGATTGACATACCATGTGTTAATAGTGTATTATATTTTGACGACCATAAAATACATGGTCATCCAGAGTATACATATCATCTGGCACATGAGTATGGGTGGAAGTTTAGTCTTCCTTTTCCTGAGAAGGGACTTTCTAGAACGGGTTACCTCTACAACAGGAAGTATCAAACTCATCTCGACGCAGAGATCCTCTATTCACAAGGGGATCTTTATGAATGGGTGCCTTCATACGCACCCGATATGATTGTCAATAACAAGTTGGCACTGAATGGTAACGCTTTACTATTCTTCGAGCCTCTTCAAGCACTTTCACTTCTTCATTACGATATGGTCGCAAAAAGAATCTGCGACTATATTGTTAATGGCCAAACATTAGAGGAGAAATTGCTAGGTAATCTCTGGTATCGTAGAATGATCGAGGCATACATTGATGCTCTCGCTTTTCATTATCAGTATGGTAGTGAGCACAATTCTGGATACTGGGAAGAGGTCAGTAAAAAAAGTGTCACAAGGGTTGGACACAAATGGTGGAATGATGGTATGCTTATACATCAGGTGCGATCTTCTTGGGAATCTGGTAGAAATACTCACCTAACAAGTCACCCTGATTACTACTACGCACCCGATCACACAGGCATCTTCGGCATCACTTGCATGTATCAATTACATCAGGGACTGTCAGGAGGTGCACACCGTTGACATTATGACGGTATTAGGGTATACTAAATACCATTACAAAGGACTCGAAAGATCGTAACCCTGCGTAGATTCAAAGACCCCCATGTCGGGGTGGTCTCACATCCGCAGGATTTTTTTCTGCGAGAAACTAAAAACAAAAATGATTAAATCAACAATCGCTGCTTTAGCAGCAACCCCTCTTCTATTCTCTGGAGCCGCTTTTGCTGGTCCTTACGTTAATGTTGAAGCAAGTGGATCATATCCAGATGGAGCATATTCATCAGGCACATGGGAATTCCAACTTGGATACGAAGGCACAACTCCTAATGGAATTGACTGGTATGTATCAGGTGGTCCTACAGTAACTCATACAGAGACTGCTGACGAGTTTGGTGACACTGAACTTATCGGTTACGTTGGTGGCGGTAAGTCCATCACTGATAGTGTAGGAGTATACGGTGAGTTATCTGCAGCAACAAACGTTGATGACGTAGACTGGTCTGGAAAGGCAGGACTTAAGTACACTTTCTAAGTTAAATCCTATATAATAAACTAGGGGTCATATGACCCCTTTCTTTTTCTTTATAATATTATGGCAAAGATTCCTGCTACTACAACAATCTATACAAGAAACGGTTGTCCCTATTGCACAAAAATAAAAGAGGTGTATAATATGAATCGATGGAGTTACAACGAGATGAAACTTGATGTTAACTTCGGACGCGATGCATTCTATCAAGAGTTTGGTCGTGGTGCTACCTTCCCACAGGTAATCATTGGTGGGCAAAAAGTTGGTGGATGCACCGACGCTGTAAAACATCTACGAGAAGGCAAATTCCTGTAATGAAAATCAGAGACGCTAACGAATTGTATGAGTTGATCGAGAGATCAATCGATGAGGCATTCGAGAAGAAGCGTTTCCTCTTTAACATGTATGGGTATCTCAAGGGAGCACAGTATACTCGTAAAGAAACTACTAACTTCATTGAATCCCCTACTGCAAACTCACTCAACGAAACCGTCCTAGATCTGGACGCATACATCAAGGGAGGAGACAAAGTATTGCGTGAAGCATACGGACACATCCCTAAACCAGAAGCAAGAAAGATCAGGAAGTATCTCTACACAATTCTAGAAGATGCATGGAAGTATGAGAGAGACCGACGACCTGGTCGTAAGCAGGCTAAATAAAAACAGCAGTATTAGGAGTAACCTATGGAAGATCTATCTTTTCTTTATATCTCCTTCTTTCTCACGGTTGGTAGCTTCATTGTCGGATTTTTGGTATCATGGAATATCAAAGCAGCATTCGATGAGTGGCAAGAAAAAGCAGACTATGCTAAGATAGTTATGCACCCAGAAATGTATGACGAGGATGGTAATTTCCACCAAGGAGATCTATTCTACTTGCGTTTAACCGAGGAAGATGATACAATTACTGACACTGATGATTAATCATGCAAAAACTATTGATATGTGAGGTCTTACAAAAGGCTCACTCTGCTAAGACAAAGGCAGAGAAGATTAAAATTCTTCGTGATAATAACAGTCAAGCACTACGCACAATGTTTATCATTAACTTTGATGAGACCGTTGTGCCAAGAGTGCCACTCGGAGAGGATGTACCTTACCGACCCAACGAAGCACCGATGGGGACTGAGCATACTAACTTGCTTAATGAAGCAAAGAAAGTATACTACTACTTTAAAGGTGGAGCAGACAATCTTTCTAACATGAAGGTTGAGAATATGTTTATTCAACTACTGGAAGGTTTGTATAAAGATGACGCTGTTGCATTCATTAAGGCAGTCAACAAAGTATTACATAAGAAGTATCGTATTACCAAGGCGGTAGTATCAGAAGCATTTCCAGAAATTAAATGGGGTAACAGATCTTGAGCGTCTATATTGATCCAAGAAAAACTAAAGAAGTTAAACAAGAAGAAGTCGAAGCACCTCGGACTGAGGAATGGATGGCGAAGATTGAGAAGATGGACAACGAAGAGTTGGGTCGCAAGATTGCAGCAGGACTTGGTTACCTCTTGATATCTCCGCTTGTTTTTATGCTCCTTTGGAATTGGATCATGCCAAGTCTCTTCGGTCTAGCAACCCTAGGTTATTTGAAGTCACTTGGACTCCTTTTACTTGCACGACTAATTTTTAAGCATGACTAATAAAGTTTGTCTGATTAGTGTCACCCCTGACGCAGAGAAAACTATGGGATACGTTGCTCGTGTGAGTAACCCTAACAATCAAGATAATCCAAACGTAGCAGGACTTCTGTCCTACTGTATCAAGCATCAGCATTGGTCTGTGTTTGAGCAGGCACACCTGACACTAGAGATCAATACCTCTCGTGCTATTGCAGCACAGATATTGAGACACAGGTCATTTACATTCCAAGAATTCTCACAACGCTATGCAGCAGTTGAGAAAGAGATTCCTGTCCCTGATCTACGTCGTCAAGACGATAAGAATAGACAGAATAGTATCGATGATGTGCCACAAGAAGAAAAGTATTTCCTACAAGGTAGGATTGCACAGTATTTTAATGAAGGAGTAGATTTATATAACGAGTTATTGAGACACGGAATTGCTAAAGAGTGTGCTAGAATGGTATTACCTTTATCAACCCCCACTAAGATATACATGACAGGATCAGTCCGCTCATGGATTCACTACATAGATTTACGGTCTGCTCATGGCACACAAAAAGAACACATGGACATTGCAAATGCTTGTAAGAAAGTATTCATGTGTCAATTCCCTATCGTCGCTAAAGCACTTGAATGGTGCGAAGACTGTGGGTGTCCCGATGAGTGGGACGATTTACAACCGTGTTTAAGGATAGACTAATGCCAATCTACAATGTGAAAAACAAAGAGACAGGAGAGAAACAGGAGTTTCAGATGTCTATCTCTGCATACGAAAAGTGGAGAGAAGACAATCCAGACTGGGATAAAGACTGGCAAGCAGGTATCGCAGGGACAACCTACGGTTTACCTAGACAGACTGACGGATTCAAAGAAGTCATGTCCAAAGTCCAAGCAGCACATCCCAAAGCAAACCTTAGCCGTTACACCTAATGCCAGGAAGGAAACAAAAGACACTAGCAAACATTCCAACTAAGGTCATGCGGAGAAAGAAACCTATCAATCTCGAGCACCTTAAAACCATTGAGCCTCTTACTGAAAACCAAGAGAAGATCTGGAAAGCATATGGTGAGGAGCAGAATCTTGTGCTCCATGGAGCAGCAGGGACTGGTAAGACATTCATCTCTTTGTATCTTGCATTGAAGCAATGTCTTGACCCATCATCTAAGTATGAGAAATTATACATGGTGAGATCTCTTGTGCCTACACGAGAGATTGGTTTCCTACCAGGTGACCATGAAGATAAGTCAAACCTTTATCAGATTCCTTATAAGAATATGGTAAAGTATATGTTTGAGATGCCAGACGATAATAGTTTCGAGGCATTGTATTCTAATCTTCGTGCTCAAGAAACAATAAGTTTCTGGTCTACCTCTTTTATCAGGGGTACAACATTTGATAACTCAATCATACTAGTGGATGAGTTTAGTAACTTGAATTTTCACGAGTTAGATAGTATAATTACTCGTGTCGGCACAGACTGTAAGATTATTTTCTGTGGCGATTACTTTCAATCAGATTTAGTAAGGTCTAATGAGAGAGAAGGTATCTTAGACTTCCTTAGAATTCTAAAACAGATGCCATCCTTCACCTGTGTGGAGTTTGGTATCGATGACATCGTGAGGTCAGGTCTTGTTAAAGAATACCTCGTATCTAAAATACAACTTGGTTATTAATTATTATGTTTAATTATGTGGGACCTCCTTGCGAGATCCCTGAGTTAGAATCACGCACCCTAGAGCAGGGTAGATTCTACAAACTTGACACCGTTTGGGTGCCATCTGTGACTACTGTCATAGGTCATCAATCCAAGGCAGGTATTATGGAGTGGCAGAAGCGTGTCGGTTTCCATGAAGCAGAAAAGATTCGTATGAAGTCTTCATGGAGGGGGACAAAGTATCACAATCACGTTGAAAGGTATTTAAGAAATGAGAATGTTGAGGCACATCAGAAAGGCGAAGGTCTTACCAACTACCTTTTTAGGGCTGCTCGTAAGGATCTTGATCGTATCTCTGATATCCATCTTATTGAAGCCCCTCTTTATTCTAACAATCTATTCCTTGCTGGCCGTGTTGATTGTCTTGCTCACTTTGATAACGAGCTTGCTGTAATTGACTTCAAGACTACAAGAGAGTTAAAGAAACCTCAGTGGTTGGAGAATTATTTTGTGCAGTGTAGTGCATATGCTTACATGTATTACGAGCACACTGGTATTGAAGTAGACAAACTTGTAACGATCTCTGTGTCTGAAGCAGGAGAGATGCAAGTAGAGCAGAGATATGATAAGGAGAAGTATATTAATAAACTTCTTGATTATATCAAAGAGTATAGGGATTTCATTGAGTCACGTCTATGAAAGACTCCTTCTTAGGGATACCATTCTATCGTTTCTATTACACTGGTGACACTGATAAAGTTGCAGCAGACTTAGAGGCATTGGATTGGAGTCGTAACGATTCTAATTGGATCTGGGCAAAGGTTGATGGTCGTGCACAAGGACCTAACCTACATGATGAGCCACAGTTTGCTGATCTATTTGCATGGATGAATGAGTGTCTTGAAGAAGTAAGACAAGACATAGCACCTAATGCTACAGAGTTAAAGTTTTGCTCATCATGGGCAAACAAGAATGATCCTGGTGATCATTTCTTTGATCACACTCATCCAAATTGTTTCCTGAGCAGTAATTATTACGCATCTGGACACAAACAAGACAAAACAGTTTGGCTTTTACCAAATCCATGGTATACTAATACTAACATCTCCCCCTTTGGAGATTACACTGATACTAAGTATCACATTTTGCATGAGGAGCCTACTGAGGTTGGGAAATTTGTTTGTTTCCCTCCCACTATCAGACACTATGCACAACCGAATACAACAGAAAGACCTCGCATGACAATCGCAGCAAACGCATTTCCCTCGGGACTCATTGAGTCTGGTGGAGTCTCTCGCTTAAGACTGGAGGTCTCATGAACGACATTGAAAAAGAATTTATGACCCAAGGAAAATTTACCTCTCTGGTAGAAAACCTTGTCAAAGAAAGTGAAGGTCTACTAAATTATATTGAAGCAGTAACAACTGTCTGTGAAGAATACGGCATAGAGATAGAAGTTGTTAACAAATTAATCTCACGTCCTTTAAAGGATAAAATTAAGTGGGATGCTCAGCAACTAAATTATGTTAAACGCACAAGTAGAGGAGTCCTACCCCTATGACTGAAGACAAAGATGATTTCTTCCAGAGTGATGTAGTAAGAAATTCTCTTGAAGATATTCAAGTTACTTATACAGAGTTACTCAAGATGTCTGCAGGATTTGCAGAGTATGATATAAAGAAAAGAGTAGAGCACATTGACAAGACACTAGAGTTGATTGCTAAACAGAAAGTATTTTATGCACGACTAGCACTCGCATCACATGAAGATGAATCAGATGAGGCAGTCGATTATATTAAAGATAGAGTAGACACATTGTCATTCAAAACCACAGGTGGTATGGATCTTATGTCTGTGCTACAGGTTATGGAAGACAAACTTCTCGGATGGAAGAAGGAGTTAAATGATGCCGAACAATGAGCAACTATGGGAAGACATGAAGCGTCTCAACGATGTCATGGAAGAGTTACTTTGGGATCCAGATGATGAGATTATATTCTCTCATAATGGTACGGATATCATCATAAAAAATAAAACACAGGGTCTTGACAAAACCTAAATAGTATGCCATCATATATCGGTGGCACAAATGCCAAATACAAACACGGAGAATACAAAGATGTCATTCGCATCACTCAAGAAAGCCTCAGGATCATCCTTTGCAAAACTTACAAAGGAGATTGAAAAACTACAGAAACCTGCAGGCAGTGCTCAAGTTGATGAGCGTTTATGGAAACCGTCTTTAGATAAGAGCGGTAATGGGTATGCTGTTATTAGATTCCTACCAGAGCCAGAAGGGGAAGAGCTTCCTTGGGCACAAGTATGGAGTCATGCCTTCCAAG